TCGCTTTGCACGCACCCCGAAGTCGGCCATCACGCGGTCGGGCACCTTGGCCTCCAGCAGGGCCTTCCGGCTCTTGTCGGCAGCCGCCATGTCGAGCCCGCCGCCCGACACCATGCGACAGGTCACGTTCATCGGCAGGGCCGTGTACGACACCTCCAGCACCTTGCACCGGCGGACGATCGACTCGATGCCGGGGTACGCGACCGTCTCGGCGGCCGTCGGCGGGCCCCACTCGAGGGCCTCGAACCCGATCGACATGGCCAGCGTGCCCGCCTTGGCCAACGCGACGCAGGCCCGCACGTACGGGTTGGTCATGTCATCGTGGAACACGCCATGGCACAGCCATCCCGACGGGGTGAGTGACATGCTCCGAACCGTGGCAACGGCCGAGCACACGTCGTAGTTGTGGTCGACGAACAGGTTGCGGTTGACGCTCAGGTACGTCTGCATGTCGCAGCCGCTGGGCAGCACCACCTCCCGCTCGAGGTCGACCGCCGCCGTCGAGGCGTAGCAGATGACCTCCAGCGGCTGGCCCGCGGCCTGCTTGACCTTGGCCTTGGCGTGGTACGTCTGCTTGCCAGCCATCACGCCGATGGGGCTGTCGGCCTTGGTCAGGACGCCGGTAGCCACGGCCCTGCGGCGGATGGCCTGAACGATCTGGGTTGCACGGTCACTCGTCATCGACATACTCCACGCCGGGCAGCAGGTCGCACCGGCAGTTCGGGTGTGCGGGCGGTGCCTGCCACGAGCCGTTGCCCGTGGAGAACGCTTCGCCGATCGGAATGTCATTGGGGTAGGCGTCGCCGATGCCCTCGCAGATGGGGCATGGGCCGCCCGCGACCGTCCAAGCCTTGGTCGCCACGCCCTGCTGCTCCCATGCCTGGCGGTTGCCCTCGCAGTAGGCCATGGCCGTTTCGGTGCGGGCGATGCGGACGGCTTGCCACTCGGTCAAGTCCGGTGCGGCCTCCTTGATGGCGTCACGCAGGCTTGCGATGCTGGCGCCGGCGGCCAGTTGCTTCTCGATGGCGACGGCGACATGGCCCTTGAGCGTCTCGGGGATGGTCTTGGCCAACTCGAGGCCGCGGTTGCGGACGTACGACATGGCCGTTTCGCTGGCGACGTTGAACGCACCGTCCTCGGGGTCCATGCCGATCTTGGCGAGGCCGTCCATGGCGCCGACCTTGAGCATGTCGGCCACGAACCGGTCGGTGATCTTGTTGAGGTCCTCGATGGCCGCGTTGTCGGGCATCTGGACGATGCCGGTATCGTCGATCATGCTGGGCACCGCGGCGGTGTACCAGCCGGTCAACGCCGACAGGAACCGGCGGAACAGCGAACTGCCCACGGTCGGCACGCCGGTCGCCTCATCCCACAGCGTCGCGGCCTTGTACTTGCGGGGCACGCGAGGCCGGTCGCATGGCTTGGTCGCCATCGACTTGGCGTCGACTTCGGGGGCGTCTTCGGGGGTGACTTCGGGGGCGACTTCGGGGGTCTCGTCCTCGTCGACGCTCGGGGCCTCCACGTCCACCGACGCCTCGCCAACGTGCTCGCTGGGCATGTCCTCGGCCTTCGCCGGGGCAGGCATGCCGCCGCCGAAGATGCCCATCGGGGCCGGCGCCTCGGTCTGGCGGTACCGCATCAGGTTCTGATCGTCGGGCAGGGCCTCAAGGTCCATCACCGCGCGGTACTCGTTGGGCGTGATGATGCCCTGCGCCTCGGCCGCCCGCAGTTCCGACGCCAGGGCGATCTGGTCGTCCTGCGTCGGGTCGTCGAAGCAGAACCACATGTCCCCTGGCTCGACGCCGTAGTGAGGCAGCAGCAGTTCGGTCAACTCGCCCGCCAGCGTCGCCAGCCGCGGCGCGATGGTGTAACGCATGTACTGGGCGTTCGCCACCGTCGCCGACGCGAGGTTGGCCGAGTTGAGCCGATAGATCGGCTCGGGGATGCCCGCCGCGTCGTAGATCCGCTTCTCGGTCGTGGTGATGCCTTCGACGTACTGCATCTCGTGGGGCTTGGTGGCGTACTGGATGAGTTCCGTGTCGCGGAGCAGCAGGATGCTACCGGCCTTGCCCACGCCCCTGGTACTCTGGTTCAGGTGGGCGTTGATCTGCCGCATCTGGGCGTCGGTCGTGGTCGGTGCCGCCTTGAACACCATGCCGGGCATGCCGCCGTTGAGCCACCGCTGGGCCTCGGCCTGCAGGGCGGCCGCCTCCATGTCGGTCTCGGCCATGACGCTGAACAGCCACGACATGCCGCCAGCCGGGTGGACCGGCGATCCATGCTGCCGCAGGTAGACCACATCCTCGGCGGGAATCCGCATCGGATCCGAGCGGTTGCGGCCGTAGTAGTACCCGGCGATAAAGCCCGTGTCGCTCAGCATCGGCCACGCGAACTGCGACGGCAGGATGTACGCCGACACCGGCACGCCGTTGACCTTCTCGCCCACGTAGAGGTACGCGCGGCCCGCGACCTCCTTGAACCAGAACAGCATGTGCATCCACATCGAGCCCGTGTAGATCGGGTCGGGGTTCTGCAGCAGGTCCAGAACCGGGTGGTCGAGCACTTCCTCGACCTCGTCGCCCGCCCGGTTCGCGTACGTGGCCGCCTTGCCGATCAGGCTCTTGACCTTGCCGCGGTTGGTCGCGTGCTTGACGATCCGCTTGTCAACGACCTTCCGCCCGGCCTTGGCGATGCCCGTGCCGGTCTTGCGAAACAGACGCAGCGTCTGCCCGGCCAGCACCGTGGCGTTGATCGTCGCCGCCCGGTACGCCGTGCCCGTGATGCCACGCGTGACCAGTTCGTAGTCGCGGCCAGTGTTCTGGTTGTTGTAACTGGTCGAGGACTCGCCGGGGATGAGCGACGCGGACACCCACGCGCCGGGAATCTCGCGCGTGTCGGGTTCGATCGCCTTCTTGGTGGTGGTTCGCTTTGCCATGTGGTTACGCCCAGCCGCGTGCTTCGGTCGCCTCGTCCAGTGTACCCGCGTTGTCGACCCGTCCGACCCACGCGCCCATCGACGCCTTCGGCCCGTCGAAGTACATGCAGGCGTACCGCAGTGCGTCGAGGCCGTCATCGTTGGCCTTGATCGGCTCTTCTTTGGCCGCCTTGCCGTCCTGCCCGGGCGGGTAGCAGTAGGCGTCGAACTCGGCGAGCGTGCTCGTCGGCCGCTTGGCGTTGTACAAGTCGGCGTCGGTCTCGACCGTGCAGCCGTCGTGCAGGTACAGCCGGGGCCGCCCGTCGCCTTGCACCAAAAGCCGCCCGTGGACGGCATCGCGGCCCGTCCGGTGGTCCTTGTTTGCCGCGACCGTCTGGATGCCCGCCGCCGCCAGCGTGGCCCGGTCCTCCGCGTCGTGGTCGGTCACGGTGGCCAAGTACGTCTCGCCAGCCGACAGGGTGACGATCTGCCTTGCGTGGTCTGCGACCGTCCGCTTCGACCGGTACACCTCGCGGTACAGGTACATGCGTCCGTCACCGTCGATTGCCCACCACTGGCAGACGAACGGGTGGACGTACCCGAAGTCGATGGACCGGATCTTGGGCCACGCCTCCCAGCCGGTCGGCATGGCCTTGACCACGTGGATGGTCGGGTCGAACTCGGGGTAGACCAGACCCTCGGCGGCCGCCCAACGCCCGTCGAGCAGCCGTGCCCGGCGATGCCCGCTCAGCGACTGCAGCGTGGCGATGTACTTCTGGCCGGCCTGCGTCCAGTCGCCGCGGGCCTCGTCCCACAGCATCGGGTTGTCCTTGTGCCGCGACTCAAACACGGCCATCTGCCCGCGGTCGGCCCGGCGCTTGAGCCAGTGGGTCGGGGCGGCCGGGTTGCAGTCCGCGATGATCTGGTGGTACGGGCCCTTGCCGTTGCGGAGGCGGGTGGTCAACTTCTCCCAGTCATCCTCGGACAGTTCCGTCGCCTCGAACGCCGCGATTAGGTCATACTCCGTGGACATGATCCGGTCGGGGTTGTCGAGCCCGCCGACCACCAGCGTCGAGCCGTTGTCGTAGTCGTACGCCGAACGGGTCCGCCGTGCCTGGTTCGTCAGCGTGCAGCCCGCCTGCACCACCTTGCTCTCGAACGTGACCAGCACCGACTCGGTCATCGACGCCCGCGTCTTGCGGACGATCAGGCCCCGCGTCTTCGGGTACTTGAGCAGGTACAGGTGCACCTTCTCGAGGATCGCACGGGTCTTGCCAGTGCCCGCCGGACCCGGCACCAGCACCTCGGTGGCCCTGCTCTTCCACACGGCCAAAGCCGCGCCGAACGGTTCGTAGTCCATCACACCTCGTCGATGGGGGCCCGCTTGCCGTACATCTGGACCGCCTGCGTCGGCTTGCCAGCGTCGAGCCGGGCGTTCTTCTCGGCCTCAATCTCGGCCGTCAGGTTGTCGCCGTCCATGGTCCGCAGCACGCTGGCCGCCTTGATGGCGTCCGAGTCATCGGGGCTCTGCGTGGCAATGTCCACGAGTCGATCGACGATCTTGGGCCGCATGTGGTCGGGGATCGGCCACCGGTTCTTGAGGGCACGGGCGACCAGCCGGGCGTCCTCATGGGCGTGGTGCGGGTCGGCGAGCAAGCCAGAGTCCGCAGGCTCGGTCGATGCGGGCACGATGGCCCTTGATCCCACAATCGTCGGCTCGACTGTCATGGCCAAACTGTATCACCGGACGCCGGAACGATCGCGTTGCTCCATCCGCTCCATCATCTTGGCCATGGCCTCGGCCTGCTGCTGCTGAGCCTCGGCGGTGCGGGCCACGGCTTGCGATATGTCCTTGATCGCCAACAGCGTCTCGGCCGTCTTGGCCGTGATTTCCGCTTGCGATTTGAGGAACGGGTTGACCACCTGCGTCCATGCCACGCCGCATCCGATCAGGACGATCACCACCGTCACCAGCACGATGGATTCGCGGGCCATGCCCTGCATGACCTTGGCGGCGGCGGTGGCGTTGGTCGTTGCGGATTCGGTGCTCATGCGTTGGTCGCCTTGCTCTTGCGGCCGAGGGCCTTCTGCACCTGGTCGACCACTCGCCGCGTGTAGGTGCCTTGCACGCTGTTGGCGATGCTCTTGAACCCGTCCCAGTCGGCGATGGTCGCCTTTGCGGCCTCGACGGTCGTGACCAGTTGCGTGGCGGCGTACCGCTCCTTGACGAGTTTCCATGCGATGGTGACGGCCGCGATGCTGACGGCGGTGATGGCGATGGCCGCCCGGTAGGCGAGCAGCCACTGCCCGGCGACGCACGCGGCGAACACGCCAAGGCCGACCGCGGCGGCGTTCCACGACCGCAGCCAGATGCCGCCCACGACCGCGAGCCCGAGCCCGGCGACGGCTCCGAACGTCAGCAGCCGGTTCAGCAGGCCGGATTGCTCGTTCTCCAACTCGGCGATCTTGGCCTCGGCCTTGGCCAACTTGGCCTCGGTCTCCTTGGCCTGCACGGTCGCGGTGGCGAGCGTGGCGCCAGTGGTCTCCAGCGACCCGGCCACCACGTTGAGCCGTTCGACCCCGGCGGCGATGGTGTCGGTGTCAGACTTGAGGGCGGGGGCCGCGGCCTCGATTCGTGTGTTTGCAGCGGCGATCGTACCCGCGGCCCCCTTGACCTCCGTCGCGGCGATCTTGGTCGCCTGCGTTGCGGCCGGGAGCGATCCACCCAACGCTCCCGCCTTGGTCTTGCACTTGCACCCGCCAAAAGCCAACGCCGCCGCGATGGCGACGGCGATGGCGACTGCCTTGGTTCTGCCCGTGGTCATAGGGTCAGTGTACCGGCCTTGCCCGCCGGAGTCGGGTCGCGTCGACCCGCAGCGTCTGCCCGTCATCGAGCAGGACGGTGGCGACCAGCACGGACGGCTCTGGATGCCATGGGACGCACGCGAGCAGCGTGCCCCTCATCACGTACTTCCTGCCGCCAACGGTCTTCCAGACGGCTTCCACGGGCTGCCCGATGGGCATGGCCTTGACCCGTGCCTTGGCCCTCGCCTCGGACTTGCGGCGTTCGACCTGGTGCGTCTTGTCGGTGGTGACGGTGCGGCAGGCGTCGAGAGACGGGACCCACGCCGATTCCGGGGAATGGGCGCGGATCTTGGGCATGGGTCAATCGGCTCCCTGCCGTCGATCGAGCCGCGTGTCCAGTTCGGCGAACAGCCATGCCGCGTCGTTGTAGTTGCGGACGATGCGGTAGACGCCGCCCGCCGCTTCCCACCGTTGCTGCCACTCCCGTTGCGTGGCGGTCTGGCGGCCTGTGTCGGTCTTGATTTCCATGGCCACGGGCACGCCGCGGTAGACGCCGATCAGGTCGGCCGTGCCCGCCTCGGCTCCGCGGATGATGCGGCCCTCGGTCGCAAACGTGCCCGACTGCACGCGAACGAACGACGCATGGTCGCCCATCTGCGTGATGGCCAGCCGCACCTGCTTCGTCACGTTGTTCTCGGCTCGGCCCATGCGTCAGTGTACGGGCTGCTTACCCGCCGCCCGTCGGCTCCTGGTCGTGCAACGCCCTCGCCTCGTCGGTCGCCACCATCGCCCGCTCGCGGGCCTCGAGGACGGCGACGTTCGGCATGGTGTCGTGCCTGGCGTGCCATGCGTTCCGCCACGCCTTGACCTCGGCTTGCAGGACCTCGATGCGGTGCAGCAGCACGGCTTCGCGTTCGAGGAGTCGGGCGACGAGTTCGGTCACTTGTCCTCCAGTG